TCTGCCGGCAAGACAATCGGGAAAGTAGGTGGCGGGCTTAACATCTTATCCGGCCTATATGGGCTTACTCAGGCAAATAAAGTCGCGGCAGCTGCCGACCCATTTGCCCCTTATCGCTCGCAATATGCAACACAGCTTTCCGCTCTCGAAGCCAATCCTTCGTCGATAACTAGTCTTCCTGGGTATGCAGCAGGTCTCCAAGCCGTTCAACGAGCGCAAGCGGCCCAAGGATACACAGGCTCTGGTAATGCGATGAATGCGTTGGCCCAGTATGGTCAAGGCTTCTACAACCAGCAAGTCCAACAGCTTGCAGCTCTTGCAGGGGCAGGAGCTACGCCGGGAGCTGGTGCTGTGCCCGCGGCGAATATTACTAGTTCCTCTCTCGGTACCATAGGTCTTGGCGCAGCAGCCTTGTTGAAAGGAGCCTAACATGCCTCTTTACGGAACTGGCCAAGGGTTTCAAGCCTACGCGGGCATTCAGGCTGAGGATGCGAAGACCAACCTTGTTAATATCCAAGCGAAGGTTGCTCAGACTGAATTGCAGCAAAAGCAACAGATGATGCAGCTTATTTCTAGGCAAGGACTTGCGCCTGTTGGTCCGGGGGGAACTCCTGTGCCTGCCTCTCCTGACCAACTCCTTGACCGAACTAGGAGTGTTGCGGGGATTGCTCTGGCTACCGGAAACTTCAAAGAGGGGCTGGAAGCCGCAAGAACTGCCGAACAGATGGCCAAAGATAAGTCCACGCAGGCAGCTGCTCGTTCAAGGAAGGAATATACAGACTTCCAAGAACAGCAGAAAGAGCTGCAAGAGATCAATGGTCTTTTAGCTGGTGTCCATGATCAATCTTCTTTCCAAGCCGCCAAGATGACTTACATGGCGGAGCATCCTGGGATTCAAGTCCCGCCCCAATTTGCCTATTATAACCCACAGATGGTCGAGGCGATTCGAGTTGGAACAACGCAAGGATTAGCCAAGCTTCGCCAAGAAGCTAATGACAAGGCAAAGGCGCAAACAGCGGCAGATAGGGCCGATGCTATTTCTTCCCGGCGCTTTAGAGATAATCTAGCTGCCAAGCGAGAACAGCGGGAAGAAGCTGCCGCAGCTGCAAAGGCAAAAAATGGTGGAGGGAAAGCTCCAGTAGTAGGACTCCCAAATGCTGCTCTTATGTCCTACACACAATCTCTTATTAACAAAGAGTTTCCAAAGGACCAGAAGCCTACGGTATCCGGATTTGGGAAGGATGAGCTTTACACTCAACATGCCTTTGAAATAGCATCTGAGGCTAAGGCTCTTATGGCACAAAACAGAGGGCTGAGTGCAGATCAAGCTGTAGCCAGGGCCTTCGAAGCGGCTAAGCAGAGAGGAGAATTTATTGCCGAGCCTGACAAAGGGGATGAAGGTTTTTCTTTTGGAAGAGCATTGAAGGATGTTTTTGGCGGCGCGGGAGATAAAGCAGTTCCCGGTTCCACTCAAGCAATGCCACTTCCTCTTCCCCCCGATCGGAAACTTAGGAAAGGTGTTTGGTATCTTGTTAATGGGAAGCCAGCCCAGTGGAATGGAGAATAGCTATGCCTGTGCCTACGTTTTCTCTTTCCGAAGCCTATGGGCCATCACAGCCTACTCCTATGACTGGATACGCAGGGGGAAGTCTTGAAGCTGCCACGAAAGAGCAGAGGCTTATCCTCAATCACGAAGCAAACGATCCCAAATACACTCCAGATGAACGTGCTGCCGTTCAGCGGGAAATAGCACGCCTTCCGAAAGAGCCGGAGGAGAAGCAAAACACCTTCTCCATAAAGGATGCCTATGGCGATAAGCCGATTACTCCAAAGCCCATGTCAGAAGGAAGGAAGATGGCATCTAGCCTATACTCTGGTGCACAAGATGTGGCTTCCTTAGGCGACATGTTTCTTAATCTAGGGACGAACATTCCTGCTGTTATGGGGATGATGAACAGGTATGGGCAAGGTGTTGCTACAGGGGAATCGCATAAGGTAACCTCAGAAGCAGCACGGCAAGTATTCGACAGGATTAATTCTCACGCGCCAAATCTTCTGCAAAATCTTTTATCTCTTGTTCCGAACCCTAATCCTAGCCAGCCTAATGGAAATGAGTCCCATGTTGCTAAGGCAATGGATGTTTTTACTAACTTGACAGATCAGGAAGCTAGGGAGTTATCCTATAAAACTGATCCTGTGATAAATGAGACGGACTGGAAGAACCTTCGGGATGTAGCTATGATAGCCCTTGGTGCGAAAGGGCTGGAGGTTACGGGAGAAGGATTAGCAAAGTCAGCGATAAAAGCTCCCGAAAAAGAAGCTCCTACTGCTGAGCCAAAAGAGCCGAAGCTGGAGGATGAAATTCCGACGCCGGAAAAGGCCTCGCAGCCAGCCTCGAGCAAGCAGCTAAAGGCCCTTCAATCCCAAGTTCGCCAGAAATATACTGATGATGCTCAGTACGCCCAAGTCTTCAATGAAAGGGCTAAAGCGCAGGCAATGGTACAAAATGGCTTGAATGGGCTGACGAAGGCGGTAGAAGATAGGGCGGCAGCTCCGCGCGAAGAAACAACTCCAATAATTCTAACGCCGGAAGGAAAGATTGACACTTCGGTAGTTGGGCAGAGGAGTTTAGACTCTGGACTAAAGAAGATTGCGGCAAAGAAACCTTTCTTAATGACGCCTGAAGAGAAGATTGCTGTGGCCGGAGCGCAAAGAGCCGCTGCGAGTCCTATGATATTGACAGGAAAGCAAGCAGGAAAGATTAAGCCTGAAGTCCTCGGTGGCATTGCTATGGCAGGCCTGGGAATGGCCGTTGGCGCGAAACTCGATCCAAACAATCCTATTGAAGGAGCTGTCGCAGGTGTCCTGGGTGCGGCCTTCTTACGGAGTGGCGCCATTGGCAAGATGAAGGAGACAGCAGAAAAAATTTCTGCACCAGACACTCGGATCAGGATTAATGATCTTACCGAAAGGCTTTCACATCATATAGCGCAGGGGGCAAGGACTTCCTGGCAAGCATCTGGCCGAATGATAGATCTTGTGCCAGACAAGGCGCGACGAGAAGCTATAACCCGGGCAATTGATGCGGGCACGACAGGCGAGTTGAAAGGGAAAGAAGCAGAGCTGGCGGATTACCAACACCAGACTATGGAAGCAGCTCTTGAAATGGGTCGCAAGTACGGAGTATTAGATGCAGCAGTTGATGACTATATTACACACTTCTGGCAACGGAATGGAAAGTCGGAAGAAGCTCTCAAGCAACTAGCTCGGGCGAAATATCAGCAGGGTATGAGCCCGGCTACTCGATTCTCAAAGGCTCGCATTTATACGAGTTTGGAAGAAGGCAAGGCTGCTGGGCTTAAACCCCTTACAGAAGATGTTGCAGTCATAACGGATATGTACCTTAACTCCGTATATAGGGCTATAGCGAATAAAAGGTTTCTTGATAATCTCCACCATGCTAAGGCGCCGGGGGGCATTCCTCTCGTCCTTAAAGCAGCAAAGGCACCTCCTATTTACGAAACTATAGATCATCCACTACTTCGGAACTATCGCGTCCACCCCGATATTGTGCCTAGTTTAAAGTTCCTTTTCGACTCGACAGATCCTAGCAAGACAATGACCGCGTTGAGTGCTGTTAATACAGCAATTAAACGGAATGCGGTTTCCATCTCACTCTTCCACGCAAAGTCTCTTTTGGATGCAGCAATAGGAGCTAGTAATCATCCCGGCCTTGCTGTTAAGGTTTTGGCCCAAGCAGCTGCGCCTAAAGTATTTGGGGAGAATCGTTATCTTAAGATGCTCAGAGAAGGTGGTGCTGGTGATCTGCCAGATACCGCCCAAAGAGACGGAGTTGTTTTCTCCTTCTCCCGTCACGAACCTAGTGTTGAAGATGTTACTGGTTCCTATTACAAAGGAATGAAATGGCTTCAAAACTCTCTTGATGACTTGGTTCCTGGATTAGGGCTTCCTGTTAAAGAGGTAACAGCAGTGAATCATATGCTTGATGACTTCATGTGGGGGCGCCTCCATGCTGCGTTTAAGCTTGAGATCTATGCCGCGAAGAAAGAAGCTCTTATGCGGAATACCGCGAAAGCTGGAAAAGGTCTTACTGATGAACAGGCGGGACGAATTGCCGCCTCGTACACTAACGATGTTTTCGGCGGCCTGAACTGGCAGAGGATAGCAGAGAGCGCGAGCACAAAATGGGGCAGGGATATTGCTCTAGAACTTCTCTCCCCCAAAGGTCGGCGTATGACGCAGCTTGCCTTATTCGCACCCGATTGGACCCTTTCAACAACTAGGGCTCTCCTCCAAGCCAGGCCTAGGCGTATTGGATTAAAGGCTTCGATTGAAGGAACTCGTGACCTCTTCTCTGCAAAAACCCTTCAAGACCTTCACCGCCAGCAATTTATTCGGTCAGCCCTTTGGTATGTTACGGTAGGGGACGGGATTAACTATGCAATGACAGGCCACCATATCCGGGAAAACAAGAACCCCCTCCGAGTTGACTTGGGCGATGGCCTTTCCATGCAACTCTCCAAACACTTCACAGAACCTCTGGAGTGGTTTAGGGAGCCGGGCCAGCAAGCACTTAATAAACTTGGATACCTTCCTTCGGAAGCTTTAGACCAAATGCAAGGAACACAGTGGTTGTCTTCTAGTGGCCACGCCAAGCGAATGGATACTAGTCCTCTCGGGCGAGTTAAACATGCGGCTAGAGCTGCACTTCCCTTCTCTATGAATCAGTTTGTGGAGTCTAATGGAGGTGGTGGAGCGCGGTCAGCTATCTCTGGAACCCTAGGTGTTCCTATCTATGGTCAGACTCCTTCAGAAAAGCGTCAGGCTCGCTTGGACGCCGCCCTCAAAAAATACCATGAAAGGTATGGTCAGTGAATATCCTTATTATCGACTCGGATAAGTGCGGGCTTCCTTTTGCCCTTCGCTGTGACTCAGAAGGCCACTCGGTTAGGCTATGGACCCCTCCTACTAAGATCGGAGATGGGATGATAGATAAGATTAACGAGTGGCGTCCCTCCATGGGATGGGCTGATCTTATCTTCCTGACAGATAACTCTAAACTCGGCCCTGCGCTTCGTCCCTTCTTTCGGGCTGGCTATCCTATCATCGGAGCTAATGAAGATGGGGCAAAGCTGGAACTTGATAGGGAAGCAGGCCAAGGATGCTTCGAACGCTTTGGGATTGAGACTCTTCCTTTTGAAACCTTTACCTCCTATGACAAGGCTATTGACTACGTAAAAAAGGAAATGAAGCCCTTTGTCTCGAAGCCTTGGGGAGGGAATCCAGACAAGTCTCTTTCGTATGTTCCAAAGTCTCCGGAAGACCTCGTATGTCGCCTTCAAAGGTGGAAGAAAGACGGCGTGAAAGGGGAATTCCTTCTACAAGAAAAGATTGATGGGGCGGAGATGGCTGTAGGCGGATGGTTCGGACCTGGAGGTTGGTCTAAGTGGCTTAATGAAAATTGGGAAGAAAAAAGAATGATGGCGGGAGGACTGGGAGTTAATACGGGGGAGATGGGAACTGTAATGCGGTATGTCAAGAAGAGCCAACTCTTTAATGATGTACTCAAGCCTGTGACCGAATACTTAGAGGAGATCTCCTATGTGGGATACATTGATGTTAACTGTTTGGTGGACGAAAAAGGAACTCCGTGGCCTTTGGAATTTACCTGCCGTCCTGGCTGGCCACACTTTAACCTATGTATGGCTTTGCATCAGGGCGATCCAGTGGCGTGGATGGTTGACCTTTTAAAGGGGAAGGATACTCTAGATGTGTCAGAACAAACCTGCGTCGGCGTGGTTATGGCGATGGGAGATTATCCTTGGGATCTCCTCCCGCCGAACGACTCGGAAGGCTGGCCTATTCGAGGGCTGTCGAGTAAGACCCTACCATCTCTTGCGCTTTCCTCCGTCATGCGCGGGAAGGCGCCCGTGGCTAAGGGGAAGAACATCGCGGAGCAGGAGACGGTGGTGACTGCAGGGTCTTATGTCCTGGTGGCTACGGGTTTGGGGGATTCAGTGACGGAAGCGCAGGAATCAGTGTACGATACCTGCCATGAAATTGGGTGGCCCCCGCATCAAATCTATCGAAATGATATAGGGGATAGGTTAGAAGAGGATCTTCCCAAGCTTCAAGAGCACGGATTTGCCGACGGGATGGAGTTCTAATTATGAGTGTTTACACAAAAGGGAGAGCTGATTACCTGGAATTAGGTAGTTGGAATGCCCAATGTTATCGCTGCGGCTGCAAAAGAAAAGCATCCGAGATGCGAAAGCAGTGGCAAGGGTATTATGTCTGTCCTGAGCATTGGGAGCCTAGACAAGCTCAGGACTTTGTTAAGGGGATTCCTGACCAAATGGCGCCTCCTTGGGTGCAGCTCCCTCCGGCAGATATTATACTTGTGCAGTGCACACTTCTTGGGCAACAAGGCTGTGCTGGATTCTCTATCGCAGGTTGTGCTATTTCTGGCAGATACAACCCGCAAATTATTGCAGAAGGACAAGGTGTTATATGAGTTCTACGAATTTCGTTGACAAGAGTACTCCTATCGTAGCTGATTGGCTAAATGATGTTAATACAGCAGTCTACAACACATTGCCGCCTCTTACAGGGCTGGCGCCTGCTCTTGCCAACACCACCGACATGACCAAAGGCGCCTCGCTGATCGGCGGCGCATCCCGCGTAGTTGCCAGCATCGCCGCGCTCCGCACACTTCCGAAAACTGGATCGCCCCAAGCATTTGTGACCGGCTACTACACGCAAGGCGACGGCGGGGGCGGCGCCTACTGGTATGACTCGACCGATACGACCAGCACCGACAACGGCGGCACGATCATCGTGGCGAGTGATGGCGGCCGGTGGAAACTCGCCTCTCAATCTGAACTCAGCGTAAATCAGGCTGGCGCCAAAGCCGACTGGGCCACCGACAACAGTACAGTCTTTCAAGCTGTCGCCACCAATGCGCTCAATCGCGGGTGGGTAATTCCTGAAGGGTTGTATCAGTTCAACACCGCTATCAATTTTGATTATTCAGCGGGGGGCTACCCAACTCCGGGCGTCCCAAGTTCTCGGGCCTGGATTCGTGGCTGGTCGCGGGCCAATACGATTCTTGGCTACAACGGTTTGAACTTCGCATTCAACATGACGGGCTCTGCTGCCGGTCTTGCGGGTCAAGGTATTTACTCGCTGGACAAGCTGTCCGACTTCACGCTTGAGGATCGGTCATTTACAAAAAAGAACTCGGGCATTTATTTGCTACGAAAAGAGTTCTTTAGGCTTGAAAACCTACTGATCTCGGGTATGCAAGATGCTATCCGCCTCGACTCTTGCTTCTCTTCTGAGATTAATAATTTGGCCGTGATTGGTTGCTCGAATGGCCTGGATTATAGGGATGCCGGCGACGGTGCGCCCAGCGCTATATGGGTCAATCAAGCCGAGTTCCAGAGTTGTTCTCTGGTGGGCATTACCGCGCCCCAAATGGGTGGGGCTAATAGGTTCTCCGCAGTTAATTGCGAAGCTTGCGGTACCCAGGGGAATGCGGCGACTGGTGGAATTTCTCTTAACTTCACTGGCACCACAGCTGCCGGCCCAATTCGCTTTGACTCCTGCCACTTTGAGCAAAATGCTGGCGGCTTCGATGTGTCAATCATCAATGCCGCGACGACGGCAGGAACCGAGCTGACAGTGATCTTTGACCACTGCACATTCCAACGATTCTCTCCAACAGCTTACACAACCTACAACATCCTGCTGCGCAATGCCGCAGGCATGAAGATCAAATGCATCTTGATCGGGTGTCAGTTTCTGTCACTGGGGTCCTATGTACCCAATGCAGCTCGCCCCTACATCTCGGGCGACGCCTCCACCGAGATCATCGATTACGGCAGCACTTACACCGAGGCCACGTCCCTGGGGCACAGCAACACCCACGGCAGGACCATGGCAGGACAGGTAAGTTCAACGGGCATTCTGTCTTCTGGTCCGCCGCAGATATCCGTAGTACACACGGGCACCGGCGTGTATGACGTAACGCACAACTCGCAGTTTGCTTTTGATGCTCTGAGCTATTTTGTAACGGCACTGGCAAATGATGGCGCGGGCATCAAAGTTGAGCGCATTGCGTACATCTCCAAATCTCACTTCACAGTGGTGGTATCCAACACAGCGGGAACCCTGACGGACGGGGCGTTCACGTTCATGGTCATGCAGGTGAATTGATGGAACCAACTCACGAAGAACTGGCCACCATGGTGCGCTCTGCCGTCTCAAGCGGCATCAAGGACGCGCTGCAGGACCGTGATGCGCTCGATGAATTCTGGGGCTCTGCTTTCCAACAGCTCCAGGTCAAAGCCACCAAGCAGACCGGCAAGTTTGTGCTGGGCAGTCTGCGCACCCTGGTATCCAAGGCGCTGACGTTCCTGGTTCAGGGTCTTGGTGGCCAGCTGACCCTTGGTCTGCAGCCACATGTCGCACATCTCGCCGAAGCTCTGATTCCGAGGTGTCTTCGGCGCGCGCGGGCTGTCGGGGAAGAACTCGGCATAGTCGAAGGTGCCGCCCGCAATTCGCCGGTTGATCTCCAGCACCAGGCGCGCCGCGTATTTCTCATTGGCCGGCGTGGGCGGGATCTTCAACGTCTCGCGGATCCATTGACCGTCGAGCACGAAGCCCACCCGGATGGACTTGTCTCTCAGTTCGACGCCGGGGCCGGTTCTGCGGGTTCTGCAAATATTGTTACAACAATATCGAACAACGGAACTGTAAACGGTCAGAGCAATACGAGCACCGGTGTGCTTGGTTCTGCTGTTGGCCTTTGGTCTACTGGAGGCTCAATTGACACGTCATCCGACCGGACAATTGTTATAACTGTTCAAAAGGGAGTAGGCGCTGACGTTGTGAACATGCAGTCGTGCATCATTGAATTACTGCCATCGTGACTACTCAGCCAATCGGTGAGAAATAAGCCATTCCCGATCACTGCATTTGTTTTTAGCGGAACCGTCTCCGATATATCCGTAAACGGCGTGGGCATTCCGTACATGGTAAGCGGGAGTTTCCGGCTTGAGCCGGGAGACTTCTTCACGATCAGTTATTCAGTGGCGCCGGCTTTCACTCAGATTGGTGAGAATTGACCATGACTTACCTACTCATGATTTTCATCCTAATCGAAACCGTCTGGACCTGCTTCGGCTTCTACCTGTCCGCTCGCGCGGCGTTCGACGCAAAACGACTCACTAAGACGGCAATCGTGCTCCGCATCCTGCCGCTGTTCGTCGGCGCACCGTATGGAGTAGCTCCATGAATACGGAGATTGATGAATGACTATGCAATACAGCAAAAGCGGTCTGGACTTGACCAAGAACTTTGAGTCCTGTGCGCTGATGCCCTACCTTGATATCAACGGTATCCCGACTGATGGGTGGGGCAACACGCACAACGTGGTCATGGGAGTTCCGATCACGCAGGAGAAGGCCGACGCCGATCTCCTGAGAAATTGTCAGGAAGCAGTCGATGCGGTCAATACACACGTCACTGTGCCATTGACGCAGGGTGAGTTTGACGCACTCGTGGACTTCACATTTAATTGTGGGGTGACTGCGTTCATCAAGTCCACCATGCTCAGGCTGCTTAACCGAGGCGACTATGTTGGAGCCGCCGGCCAGTTCGAGCTGTGGGACCACGCAAGTGGAAAGGTAGTAGCAGGCCTCTTGCGGCGTCGGGTCGCAGAGAAAGATGAATTTAACGGAGAATCTATATGTACGCCAAACTTATCACACACTGGACAATCGGCATCCTTGCCACCCTTGTCTGGTTCTGGGGAGATAAAGCAGGAGTTCCCCCAGCCGCTATTACCCTTGCCGGAGCAATCGTCCCAGGCCTTCTCGGGCACGCTCTTGCCTCCCCTCTTTCCCCCAGCCTCCCGGACTCCGCGCCCCCAGAAGGCTCCTCCCCCACTGGCGCAACAACCTCTTAAGGATATTCTCATGAACGCATCTACACTTTTCTCTGATTTTGCCGCTCTCGTGAAGGCGGATGAGACCAAGATGATCGCACCGCTTTTGCTAACAGCGATGACGAACTACCAAAAGGCTCCAACGCTGGTGAACTTTGCTGCACAGGCAGCGAGCTTTGCAGAACAGGTAGTGAATAATCAGGCAATTGTTGGGAGCCAGGTTGCTTCTGGTTTGATGGCGATTGTTAATGGGGCACTGCAACAAATGGCCGCAACAGACGCGGCACAACTGGCAGCAGCGACAGCGCCTGGGGCTCCTGCAACACCGGCAGCTTCATGACCTCCAAGCAAACTCTACGAGGCCCGTTTGTGGCAACTACGCAGATTTACTATCGAGTGGTAAAGGGGAAGAAAGGGTTCTACGATCGACTGATCCGCTGGTACTCTCGAAGCCCCTATACCCATGCTGAATTTTGCTGGCCCTTGTACAACCCCAAGCCTCCGGAATACCTCGGCGCACAGACAGAAGGAGGGGTAGATATTCGTCCGGCAAATTACCTAGGGGATTCTCCCTTCGACACCTTTGGCGTAGAAGTTACGCCCGAGCAGCAGGAAAAAATGCGGATGTTCCTTCTCGCTCAAGTAGGAAAAGAGTATGACTTCCGAGCGATCCTGGGAATGGCATTCTCTCGCCTGGACCAAGGCAAGAAAACCAATACCTGGTTCTGTTCCGAGCTTGTCTTCTACGCCTTTGCGCTCATTGGGAAGGCTCTTCTCCGGGCGCCACTTCAGCAGGCCGATCGGATGACTCCGCGAGACGTCGCAATAAGTCCCTTGGCAAAGCTCGTTGTGTAATAACGAGGGATAGAATTTGGAGTCTCTTCATTTCTATCTGGAGGAGCTTTCCTTTTTCCTCTAGACTCTCTGTGGCCGCTGCTAGCTCGGCTGCGGGGATCTCTAACCTATCAGCTAGTTTTCTTTGCTTATTTAATAAGGAGTTTAACATGGCAAAATTATCTTCTAAGACTAGGAAGGGGTTGTCTAAGTCTACCTTTGGGTTGCCAGGAGAGCGGAAATATCCTATGCCGGATAAGTCCCATGCGGCTAACGCTAAGGCTCGGGCAAGTCAGCAGGTCAAGAAGGGCAACCTTTCAAAGTCGGCAGAAAGAAAGATCGACGCGAAAGCTAATCGTATCCTCGGAAAGAAGAAAAAGGGCTAACGCTTCTTTTTCATGCAGCAATCTTTTTTCTCGCAAACCACCTGGCCGCGCTTAGAAGCGGCTTTGTGGTATCTGATGGTACGAGGAGAGACGCCGAGGCGAGCTGCAATGAGGGACGTTTGGCGGTAGAGGGAAAAAAAGAAATACTCGCAGCAGTAGCCGAGGTCTTCTGTTATCATGGAGTTGATCGTAGGGCGTGTCATGATTTTGTGTTCCCATTATTCGGTGGTATTATGTTCATCGGCATCAGCCACATTTCATTTCCCCTTTGCATCATAGTAACCTGATTAGAGCGAACTGCCCCTGATAGAATCCCCTCGAAGTCGTGGAAGTTGGGGAAGTGAGAATGGATGTAAAAATAAGCCTCACCATAGGACAAACCACCCTTGCTATAAATATACTGAATGAAGCGCTCGGCTTGGAGAGAATCCTCCGATCGACCGATTCGAGAGAAGACTTTAGGCAGTCCTTCTTCTGTAGATGTAAGCATCCTTTCTGCCAATTGAATGTCCTCCAGCATGATGATTCTCTCATCACGGAGAGATGCAGCTATAATCAGCGCCAGCTTATGCATGTGTGTTTGCTTCCGAGCTATATACCCGTCGAGTCTGTCATCGGAGAATAGCTGATTATCCCCAGACCACATCTGCCTATACCATTCATGTCCCCAAGCTCTGGCGTCAGGGTGAAGGGTATAGGGGCCGCACAGCTGCGTAGATATGTGCTCCAAGTCTTGAATAAGGGCTAGGCGATCTTCTTTATCTGCTCCATTGGTAGCTTCGTCTACATAAGGGACTAGCTTTTCTTTTCTATCCGCATAGACGAAAACACATCGAGAAGTAAATCCTCCTCCTACTGTTGCTGTTGGCATGTTGTCGGCTATCCAATGGGGAGTTGTGCAGCCGAGCAGGTTAATCCAAGGGCGTTCAATGGTGTCGTTCCCGCTAGTCTTGGTAACCTTCTCTAAGCTTTTCCGCCCATCCCACAGGTTAATATACATGTTTACCATGTCACGATTCTGGGGATCAATAAGGTTTCCAAGTTCGCTGGCCACCAGAGTCAATGCAGACATTGGAACAAACTCTCCTTCATACTCAAAGGACTCTCCGTTTGCCGCAAAGGCTCCGACCAGGGCTTGCCAAGTTACCACATCCGGCCCGAATTTAATTCCTGGGACAGCCTTAAGAAGGTCCATCCCTATATCGGCAGTAGTAGATTTGGATATGATTCCTGGAGGAGCCACAAAGATTATGTAGAAGTTAGCAATCCACTGAAACCTCTTCATATCTATCCAGACTTTGCGGCGGAGTGCTCCTGCAATGCAAGATACGCCGGTCCAAAAGTGTAGCAGCGTCGGCGCTTCGGTTACTCCTGCATAAGCTATGTAGGCCTTCAACCAGTCTTTATGGTTACGAGGCATCAGCAGTCTCCTGGTATATTACCTATAAGAATGTTATATACAGTACTTACTGACATACCAAAGTGGCTTGCTATTTCTTTATAAGTCGCTCCTTTTTTATGCATAGCATCTACTTCTTTTTTGTGCTTCCAGTGTCCTGAATTGTTGCTTCTGTTTTGTTGCTGCTTACTTTTAGTGGACCATTGGCAGTTTTCTTTGCAGTAACCTTTGTTGTTATCTATTCGATCTATTGTTGCTCCTGTGAAGTATGTTCCTAACATATCCTCGGCAAATCCTGCAAACTTCAGCCATTTATCGCACACCTCTATCCCTCGACCTCCATACCACATAAAATCTTTTCTGTTAGGGTTTAAGCATCTTCTCTTCATGTCATGCCAGCTATTGTATAAAGGATTACTGCAGTTAGGCTGTAAATATTTGTTCATATACATTCTCCCCAGGACTTCTCACTCGTTTTGATGCCCACTGGAATTATAAGAGGATCGGTGTAGGGAAGAATCACCTGTGTCGCTTTGTTGAGTTCCTCTAAACATCTTGCTTTCTTATGGGTGGGGAACTCTCCTGCAAGCGAATCATGAACCTGCATGAGAACCCAAATGTGAGGATAGTTCTCCCAAATATTCATCCAGATTCGATTGATTAGGACAGCAGTAGTAGATTGGCCAATCCACGCAACGGCCTGCCGAAACAAATCATCATCTATCCGGTCGAAGTAATATCGCCTATACCCGAAGATATTCTCCACATAGTGTTTCCCTTTAACCTGTTCAATAACTTTTTGCTGCCACTTTCGTATAGCTGGATATCTATCGAAATACCATTTCTGTGTCTTCTCAGACTCATGGACTGTAAGACCAAGTCGCCTAGACAATCCGATAGGTGTGCCCAGATAGTGCGAGCCGTGGCTGAACGATTTGAACATTCTATACTTATGGTTTTCAGTTCCGTCTTCTTTAAGTTTGGTGATGGTAGGATCATGATAGAACTCCCGAGCAGTTTCAACGTAGGGATCGCGACCTTCCTTTAGCATAGATTTCATTTCGTTTTCTTCTGCTTCCCACGCAACAATCCGAAGATCGGCCTTGGAAAGGTCCGTGTCGAAGAAGGTGAAGCCAGGATCAGGAATAAAAATTTTCCGGATGTTGGGGAGAACGAGATCACTGTCATCGTCTTCACCGCCCTTAGGAATATTCTGCATGTTCATCCCAGAGCCAAAGGCGTTCTCGGAAGAGGATAGACGAAATGTTTCTGTGCCACAGATATTATAAGAAGTCCGCATCCGGCGATCTATGTCGAGAGGAGCGGAGACAAAAGTTGAAAGGAAAACGCCGAGGGAACGATACTCTGCAATTGCACGAAGGAGTGGGCGGAGGATAGGTTCACGGAGGGCTATCTTCCCGAGGGCCTCGTCGTTGCAGGTTAGATGAGCTGGCGCTCCCTTCGTTGCCCGAGAAAGATTCATTGGCTGTTTAAGGTCTTCATAGAAGAGCTTACACATCTGGCTGGAAGATCGGGGATTGAGTGGGTGGCCGAGGATAGTCTGAAAGAACTCCTCCCGCTTGACCATTTCATCTTGGAGAGTCATGGCGAATTCGGCGCGGGCTGCCTCGTCCACACGAACGCCCTTTTTCATGGCCTCCAGAACGGGCCAGAACATTTTTTGCTGGAAGCCGTCCACCTCAACGAGGCCCATTTCGGCGAGATTCTTTGTTTCAACTTCCCCGCATTCCCTTGTGCGAACGCAATCGAGGCAATTATATATGAACAGAGAGTCCCAGTTATTTGGCATACGTTTTTCTCCTCATAATGTCGGCTACTATATGGTATTTTACGCCAAACTCATTTGCTAAGTTTGTTAAAGACTCTCCAGCACCCCTTCTATTTCTTATTTCCTCTGCCTGCTCTAATGTTAATTTGGATCTTCGAGAGTTCTGTTGCTGTTGCGCCCTAGTAGCCCACCTACAATTCTCTTTACAATAGTCCCCATCGTTATTTATTCTATCTAATGTTAGCCCCTGTTCCCAAGTGGGGAACATATCCCCGTAAAAATTAGAGAAAGATTCCCAGGAAGTATCGTAGGCAATTCCACGACCTCCGTAATCTTCCCACTGCGCTAAATTTTTATTACGGCATCTTGCTTTCATGTTCTCCCAAGCCATGTGTATAGGATGATTCTTCGGGCATGGAAGAGATTCTCGTATTACCTTATACATCGGTTTGCCGCGAAGCCATCTAAGATAGTGTGCATTACACATATCGTTGTAGGCTACTTCACGATCACAGTTATTAATACTACATTTCATACTAGGCTCCTTGCTTGTTGCTATCATCATGATGCATCTCCTTCCAAAATTTATAGTAGTCGCAATAAAGAGATGCCTGGAAATCCAGGCTTTTCTTCATTCCGCAGAAAGTTGAGTGATGGGAGATCATAGTGTCTTGCTTTACATTAGCAACGAAGTGCCACCAACGGTAGGTGTGTTGGCAATCGTAGAGAAGATTCTGGCCTCGGACAAGGATTCTGGGATTGGTCAATAGCTTATAGAGGGCATAGACGATAGCCCCCTCCTCTTCTTCGGACCAGTAATGATTAGAGTGAGTATTTACACAGAAAGGAATGCAGATAGCCTCCGTCTTTGACCAAGAAATACCAGCACAGGTTATATGTCGCGGGGACGTTTCAAGGTCAAAGTCAATCCAGGTGGGGGAAAAAAGAGCCCAAGACTCCAACATGGATAGGGTCTCCATAACCTTTGTAAAGGTCGGTCGGATTATAAAGTTCCACGCCGGCTGGTTGGAATAGGTCTTTGAACCTCTTTCCTTCGCAGCCCTCTTAAGGTCTTGCACCACGATTGGGCGAAGAGAATATTCCCGAAGGACAGCAGCAGGATGGATTGTGGGAACGCATTTAATCCCGGATTCGGTGAGAAGCTGCGAACCCCTCCATTTGAGAACTCCCCACTGACCACAGAGAGCCCATAGGGCGTAGTTGCCTAGGGCGATGATAATGTCTGGGGAGACGAGGCGAACCTCCTCCGTGAGGGCGTTGTAACCTTCCACTACGATTGGGAGAACTGCCTTCCCTCGGAAGGGAATATGCGCCGGCGTCAGGTCCTTCTTCTTTTCCGCTACCCACCTGCCTAGGTCGTTGTAAGGAGGCCGACTGTTCACGAGGTTGGTAACATAACACTCCGACCTCATGATACCTGCCTCGTGGAGCATGGAGTTGAGGAGCTGGCCAGAAGTCCCTTGGAAGGGCATCCCTGTCCTTTCCTCGTGCTCTCCCCAGGCCTCTCCCACAACCATTATCTTGGCGGAGGGAGGTCCATCTCCGCGGGCGATCATAGAATACCTTCGATTCTTTTTGCAGCGATAGCATAGGCGGCAGGATCAATCTCGATGCCTGTGGCAAAGCATTTAGCGTCAAAGGCAGCTTGGAAAATAGGTCCGGTTCCACAGAATGGGTCGAGGATTTTGTCGCCGGGAGAGGCAGAACGTGCGAGAAGTTCGCAAAGTAGGGCAGGCGGTTTGGCGGCTTGGCGCTCTAGCTTGGGCTCCCGTGCACATTGAATTACATCTCCTCTCATCTGAAGAACTTTCTTTCCTCCCTTGGAGGCAAAAAGTATTGTTTCGTATTGGCGCTGTGGACCTTTCTCGATCCAAGGAGCCTGATATCCGTCTGGTTTGTACCAGATGATTGGTGTTCGGAACACCTGCCACCCTGCATTTTCCATAGCCTTTTTCCACAGGTGAAAGCCGTCAAAATCACAGAAGATATAAGCATGAGCTTCCTTTTTGGTTAGGCGGAAAGCTTCTGCTGGGAACTTATCAAGGATTACTCGAAGGACTCCTTTGCTATCTTCGTATGCGTGCTTTTCAATTCCTTGTCCAAATCCGCCGAAGCTATTCGCGTCCATCCCATAGGGAGGGTCGGTAAGGATTATTTCAAACTGTTCGTCCGGTTGCCCCTTCATCCAAAGGAAACAATCAGAGTTCCGAAGGATGAAGTTAGATAGCGCATAGGTTTCTCCTATGGATTTTCCCAGTACCTCGTTCTTTTTCCTTCTTTCTTCTTTCTTAAGAATTGAGAACGCTTCGTCGGCTGACTTAGCCTTTTGGATCAGGGGATTGTCTAGATGCTTGGCTAGGATGATTTCCTTGCGGGTAGCGTCGCCATAAGAACCTTCAGATGATCCGCGTATTTCTTTGGAAATGTCTGGAATGGTGGGCAACGGAAGGCCTGCTTGTGTAGCCTGAGCAGTTCGTAGTTCCATAAGCGCAGCCGAGGCGGCTGACTTTTCTTGCCAAGTAAGATCGACCCTGCGAATGTTTTCTTCGAGTTCGGCCTCCATTGCTTCGACAGGGGATAAGTCCCCGAGAGAAAGAAAAGGAACAGTTCCTTCCATAACGGGCTCGCCACAGAAAGAAAATTTCTGCCCAAGAGCGTGCAGGTCTTGCATAGCGCGAAGGCGCCGTTCGCCGGCTACTAGCTGGTAGGAATCTCCAACTAATCGCAGGATGATTGGGTGAAGAAGGCCGATACGAGAGATTGAATCGGAGAGTTCCTGAATTTCCTCAAGACGAAAGAGCCTACGCTGGCGATCTGGTGCTACCAGGATAGCACTCGCGTCGATAAAGTTTTTTGTCATAGCTGGCCTTCTTTCCAAACACGATCTTGCTCAAGTTCATATTCTCGCCAATTTACACCTAGTTCCTGCGCCATCATCATTTCCATGGCTTGAGCGAACTGGTGTTCTTCGTAGTAAGGCGCAGATACTTGATCTCCAGGTTCACCAATCATCCCCGCTGCTTCAAACGCCTCGTCAAACTTTTTGATGGAAGGCTCGGGAATTCCTCGATGCAAGCACAAAACAGCTTCTACCATTTCGTGCAGGAGAATCAAGAAATCATGTCTCCAATCAGGGAATCTAGTAGTTCTGACTTGGAGGGTATCTCCTTCCTCCCAATAGTCGCCAAGGGTTGGATACCTATGCTCGTTTTGAGCGATGGAGCGTGCTTCGATTTTCATAATTATCCTAAAAAGTGGGTAAAAAAGAGGGCCGAAGCCCTCTCTGGTTAGGGGAAGGATTAGCTAACTTCCGCCACGCCTGCCACACGTTCCTGGATTTGCTCATTCCAGACTTCGTGGATGATGCGAACAGTGATAGGTTGGCCGACCATCTTCCGGGGAGAGAACGGCTCACCAGCCTTGTTCATCTTGAGGGCATCGCGATAGCGACGGAGGGCACCGTTCTTTCCAGGGGAAGTATCGAGTGTTCCGGCTTCCGTGAGGTCCAGCATGATGCCATCTGTGAGCTTGATGGTGGGGATAGAAAGGCCAAGGTCAGATTGAACGTTTGGAGGAACCTCAATGGTAAGAGGAACTACATATTTCAGCCCAGACTTGGCCGGGTCGGCTTTTCCTTGCCACGGAACACAGGTAATGTCACCAATGATTGCAGTATAGTCACCAACAGGAAGCGGAGGACGGCGCGTGAATTCTTCGGTGATGGTGATATCGACGAAAGAGGAGGGATCGAAGTTTGACATTTGGATAGTCTTTCTAAGGTTGGTTTGGCCGAGAAAAAAAAAGAAGGATTAACACGCCCGGCTATCGTGTTAATTTGGTTAAATGCTGGAAGGCTTTGTAGAGAAGGACGCCGATTCCTATGATGGGGAGAGATAATAGGCAAAGGAGAAGGAAGGCGAAGAGGAGGTCGGCGGCGTAGGTTAGGTAGAACCAGAAGGAAAGGAATGGATTCACAGAGAACCTCTCTTAGCCCACTTGTCCATGATGACGGAAAAATCTGGTTTTATTTTGGAAGCGATGCCGAGGTAACGGGTCTTGGTATCGAGAGCGCTGTTTGCCGTGTCCCAGTACCATGCATTGCCATCTCGCACGCATCCAATTACTTCGGAGAATAGCTGCGGAATATCATCAGCCATTGCTTTCCCGATTGCCTTTACCATAAGCTTCACTCCGCCAGTTATCTCGTCTTGCTGGCGTTGGACATGTGCTGTCATGACGAGAGTGGGAGAGAAGCCCTGGGTAAAGAAGCGAAGGAGGTTTAGGAGATTATTTTGGCTGACGCCGTAATCGCTGGGGGATGCAGTCGGTTTCGCCCCGATGACCATCTTCATAGCAGAATTTGCGAGTTCACTCAGCGAGTCGATGCATAGGATTTGGGAAGAATCCCACTCTCCAATATTTCCGCAAAGTTCTCCGGTTCTGTCATCAGGAAAGTTTGCCAAGGCCTCAAGGATTTTAAGATATGGGTTGTTGTCAGATCGCTTGGGGTCAACCATCTCCGTGATGAGTTTGTAGGACATGATGCCTACTTTCTTTGCAGCATCGGTGAGGGAAGCAAGGGGAGTAGCTTTCGTCGTAACGACATGGTAACGGAGGTTATCAGGAACCTTAAGCCCCCGATCGGTCCAATAGCCAAGAAGAGTTTCCAGCCCATTCTCGACGAATAGGACATGAACGTTCCTCTTATGGGCGCCAGCCCAGTCTACAAGAGTCCCGATGGAATGAGTTTTCCCAGAGCCTGCAGCACCAATAAGAAGAACCTTAGGACCAGCAAGAAGAGGTTCAGCCACGATGACCTCCCTTCTTCCCTGGTTTCTTGGCCGGGCCGCGAGGAGCCTTGGCCTTCCCTGCTTTCGACATAGCAATAGCAACGGCTTGTTTTTGCGGCTTCCCTGCTTTCATTTCAGTTCGGATGTTTTGGCTGATTGATTTGCGGGATGTTCCAGATTTAAGAGGCATGATACACTCCTTAAGATTGAGTATGAGGAAGGCCGCCCTTATCGAGTCTTGCCTCGGCAGCGACATCTGTGTATTTGTCTGGATAGCGAATAGCTAACTTATCTATATTCCTCTGCGCGAGAGCAGAAAGGCCACAGTGTAGAGAGGAAGCAGCCAAGGCAACATACCAAAGGATATCTCCAACTTCCTCCTGCATGTGAGCGATCATTTCGGAGTTAACCTCCTTCCCATAGATTGCGATTCTTTTAACCTCGGAGACAAATTCTCCCACTTCAGAGGCCAGCCCCAGGGCAGCATGAGTAAGGTTCTCGGAATCTGTTGGCAGGTCCTTAGCCGTCCTCATAGCCATTATTTGATAGTCACGGAAGTTCATTTTGGGGTCCTTTCATAGAGGGCAAGCGCGGAGTTAAATTCAAAACGGATAGCTTCAAGTGGCCAGTCACTTTCGAGTACCATTCCGGGGAGGCAGACTGGCTTATCCTCATAGCTTCGGAGGGAGAGGAATCCGTCGTCGGGAAACCTGGCGTGGTCTCGACAATAACGGTAGAGGATTTGGCAGTGGGCATTCCAGTGCTCATGCATGGCTCTGCCCCAGATTTCAGCGCAGGTAGGGCAGAAGAGGACATAGGAATTGGTGATTTTAAGTTGGCCATCGTAGGATTTGTAATAGGTGGGAATTTCTCTAGAGCCAAGGAAATGCCCCCTGACAAAGAAAGATTGTTTCATGATTCGAGGAGGGATTCCTTCCGCGTTATAGGGTCCCATGATCGGCGCTCGAATCCTGTAGAAAGCCAAGCATCCGGCTCAGCCGCAAGACACACCTTTTTGAACGGGCAGCCTCCATAGGCTTCACATGAGGCATCAAGGTTCCAATCCCAGATGCCAGATTCCCAGCATTCCAGCATATCGTGAATGTCGCGGAGGAGTTGCTCGAACCATCTGTCGATCATCCACTGGGGGCGGTAGGTTAAGGCTTGTTGGGTATCGTACTTGGTTTTGAGGATGGAAACACCGCGGACGAGGAAACCAGACAGGGGAAACCCGAGACGGGCAGCGCCCCAGCAATACCCGGTGAATTGACTCCGCATCTCCCACTGCTTTGACCACGAGGCGCCAAGGGAGGAACTTGTCTTGTCATCCAGGCCGTAGATAGCTCCTGCGTAGTTCACCATCATATCTAGGCGCCCGGCATAGATGAGAGGGTCGCCAGTTTCGGGATGATTGATAGGAAGTGGTTCTGCGAATCCTACTTCGATTCCCTTGCTGCCGTCTGGGAGGGTCACGGGGACTGCCGCATCGGACTCCAGGGGATAGGAGTGGAGATAGAACTCCAGCGCTCCAGCCATTCGGGAAGCGGACTTCGCGGAATCCTCGGGGCATGGAAAGTCTCCGTATTCGCGGAGAAGGGTGGCCATGCCGATTTCGGCTGCTTCGGAGGATGATTTGCCTTCTAGGTAGAAGGCTCGACGCGTAGCTTCGAGGGCAGAAGCATAGGCCGCCCCGGCATGAAGGTGGACGGAAGGGCTTCTCGGCTTCCAATGCTGGACGTATTCAAGGAAGGCCTTTTGTGGGCAGGCACGGAAGGTAGAGATGAGGGAAGCATCTAGAACAGAAGGGAATGGTGAACGATTCATGGAGCCTCCCAATATATGGTAGGGTTTTGGACGTAGGGAGACTCGATGAGGTATTTATCAGGAGGGTCGCTGGGGAAGGTTACACCGTAGGATTCTCCGCCCCAAGTGTTCGTGTATTTCACGATGCGTTGGGCTTTGTCTTCCGGCCATTCGCCCGCTATGATACGATCTGCGAATTTTTTATCTACTGTAGCCATGATTAAAGTTCTCCAAGTTCTTTGAGAAGATCATCCGCCGTGGGGATTGCTTTGATCGCTTTGGTTCTGCGCGCCTTGTCGGATGCTTGTGCAGCGGAGACTCTTTCCCCGCGAAGAAGCTGAATTGCTTCCTTCATTTCTTCCAGGGTAAGAGTTCCCTCGACAGCCTTCGCACGCCAAAGGGTAATTTTGGAGGTGAGGTCTGGGCTCATGATTTTGGAAGGGCTTTGGTTTGTTCGAGGATTTCGGTCGTCATTGTCTTGCCGACTAGCTTGGCAGTTTCAACTAAGGCATCTGCGAGGAGAGCAATCATTTGGTTGGTCTGTCCTTCGGAAATGTTTACTGTTACTTCTCCTATGCCGTGCACGAAGCTGATGGTTCCTGTAAGCATTCCGGGGTTTTTTTCGTAGGAAGCTTGGCGGCGGATATGTATTTCCTTGACATTCATGATGTTTCCTTGGTTAGGTGGTTGAGAAGGGAAGAAATGACACGAGGGTCTGCGAGAACGGTAGCCTCCCCTGGCATCAGGGAAAGGAAAGGGGATAAATCGAGTTCTTGGTGCGACAGGTGCTGGCGGATTAATCGAACGAGGAGGGACTGGAAATCCCCTCGCGGGATTCCTCCTTCCAGAGACGAATGGAGGTGAGCTTCGAGTTCATCCCACAACGGCTCTGGAATAGTCGTATGGATGTGCCGCATAGGCACAAGGGAGGGATGCCTAGGCATAGGAGGAAGAGGAGGAAAAGATTGCCCGGCCGACTACTTGGGGGCCTTCAAGGAGAATCCGGCGTTGGAGGTAGGTCAGAGGAAATCCGAATGATTCCTTAGCCGCAATCCAGGAATCTTCTTCTACTACACTAAGGGGCGGGTAATCGATCCACTCTGGTGTGAAGGACAGGGAAGCTGGTAAGATGACCTGACGGTCGGGGAGTTTGTGAAGAGTGAATAACATGGAACCTCCTAAGTGATGGACATAATACGAACGGGTATGGTGGACATTATATACCATCGCCGCCCATTTGTCAAATAGGAATTATTTTCTTTTCGCCTCCGTGACCACGCGAGGGTCGTAGTAGCCAGAGGCGTCGATGAACAGCACGCGAGCCCGATGGAATCCGTCCATGTCGCTCGCAGCCAGCGACAGCGCGCTCTCGGTGCTCTTGCATCTCCCCGTCACGTCTTGCCAGCGGCGCGCGCCGTGGCGCCTCACCTGGCCAATGTAGTAGCCGGTAGGTCGGTTGATGTGAATGTGGATGTCGTTCATGGCGCCTCCTTGCTGGCGGCAATGGCGGCGTCGATGGCATTATCCAGACGGCCTCCCGACGGGCAATCTTCCCCGAGGATTATGCCTCCGGTGAATATATTCTTTGGTTCGCGCAACACGCATAACGTGTTATCAAACCAGTCCTGCATGCGCAGCCACCGATACCGCGCAGCATCCCGCGCCACGTCACCCTCAAGCTCGGCCACGCGGGCTTTGAGCGCATCCCGCTCCTGCATGATGGCGGTGATGGCTTGTTCAATGCAGGACAACCTTCTTTTTGCTTCCCTGTCATCAATACAGTCACACTCTTGATCGTGAACAACTCTTTTCCCGTAGTCGTCAACCAACTCCATCACCTCCGCCACTCCCTGCGGTGCTGGCAGGGAAGCGTTGCTTGACAATGAGAAGTACGAGGGGCTAGGCGACGGCTTCCAGTCAGCAGGTCTTGTCTTTTGGCATTGCAGCATAGTATGGTCCTCGGCCCCGCAATACAAACAGCGAAGGGGATAGTACGTATCCTCGCTCATGGCCGGTCTCCCATCTTGTCGATTTCTGCCAGCACGTCAGCAACAAGTAGAAGGTTTCCTGCTGCGCCACGAGGCCGCATTGCCTCCACCTTGGCCCGAAGCTCGGAGAGGGATGGGGAAGGATGGTCGTAAAGCGGCTGCGTCTCGTAGCAGCACTGACCATTCCATGGCCCCGAGCTATAGCGCCATACAGGGTCGCCTGTTATCGGGTCGCGAAAACGGTAGCGGTACCCGACCGGCTCCTGCTCTTCCTGCTGCTCGACTGGCGGGGAGTCGTCTTTACCCTTGGTCTTGATCGCAGCCACACCATTGGTGGGCACGTCAGCGGGGCGCCAGATATACCCGCAACCGTGGCACAAGTGCGAGCGGTGGGCTGGATTTCTCCACACAGTTTCATGCCGCCCATCGGTATAGGTAGTGGGTTCTGATTCTGGCGCGTCAATGTGCTGCATCCCGCACTTCGGGCAGTGCAGCACCATGTCGATGGGTTGCTCGGCTGGTGGTGTGGGTGCGGCGGCAAGCATTGCGATGTAAACATCGGTGTGCGTAAAGTGTGGCTGGGAGTAGAACCAAGATTCGCTCGGCTCATTTTCATGGGCTCTGGCTTCCTCTTGACATTTAGCCTGCCAGTCCACATAAGCCCGGCACGCGGCGTTGTATTGGTCGAGATTTGGCTCAATCGGCGCCAGCTTCCACCCTTCGGGAGCCTGCCGCATCACATCCCGGTCAGCCGGGGCTGCATTCAAGTGCATGCTGTGCCCCGGCTCGTATTTCCTGAGTCGTTCAGAAAGCCGCAACACTTCCGCGTGCGCGCGGTCATGGGCCTGTTGCAGCAGTTCCGTCTTTCGGTCAGCCGAGTTGAGGTCGCGGTCGGCGGCGATGATTGCACGGGCCAATTGAACTTCATACTGTCCGTTGTGCCAAGGATTCAAACGGAACACATCTTTAATCTGCTCGTCCGTCAGTTCTTTCATCTCATCCTCCGTTCGATAGTGGTATCCATCCGCCCGCATGACAAGCTCGGGCGGGTCTGGCTGCGGGCAGCCTTTGATGTGGGCGGTCATGCCTTTCCTCCTCCTCGCAGTTCTCCCCTCTTTTCCAGATGAACGAGCAGATGCCTTTTGAAGGAATCCAAGCCTCCTACCTCTTCGATTAGGTCGAGGAGAGGGATACAGTCACCTGTCACCCATACTGAAATATCCTCTACTTCAAGTGTAGGATACTCCGGTGCGTAGGGGCCAGATGCAGGCCTTCCTGGGTCGTAGTCATACGACACGAGGAGCCGAATCCCTCCAAGATCCATTTTAGTTTCCATAATAAACCTCCTAATGAGCCCCCGAAGAAAACCACTTGCCGAGGAAGGGAAGAAGGAGACAAAAAAAACTCCCCTTCCTCGGGGTGGCGCCAGTCTGGTGGAGGTTCAATTCATCCAGACCAACTCGGCCCTTCTCCATTGCGGAAAAGGCCTAGAGGAGGGGAACCCTCGCGGATTCCCTACCTTTAGGGCTCTCCTTACCCGTTCAGTTCGTCCAGGAGATCGGCTGCGGAAACCTTGGAAGATTTCGCCAGAGCTTCCTGTTCGAGACGGGCGATGACTTGGCCAGTTTTCGAGGATGCCGCGCGGAAGGAACGATAGAGTTCGTTTCGGGAAAGCTTCTCTCCGCGCTTCTCTGCCGCGTCGATCTTGCCTTGGAGGAATGCTTTGACTTCTTCCACGGACTTGCCGGTAACTTCGCAGATTGCCCGGATGACGACAGACGCACCAGAGAACGAATCCGAAGATTCGCGCGGAGCGGACCAGTCACCTCGGGTCAGGCGAGCGATCATGTCCTCGACGGCCAGGACCATATCATCCACGTCCTTTACACCGGAGTATTCATCCCCACACTTCTGCGAGATTCCGTGGCCAAGGGCTGCGAGGCAGGTTTGGTCGGGCAGATCTTCCGAGGAAATAGACAGAGTACGCCCATTCCGGAAGTCGAAGCGAACAGTAACGTTTCCCGCTTCTTCATCCGTCACGACCGTCTTGTCAACCTGCCGCTTCCCCGCAAACTTGACCTTCCGGCCATCCTCCATAGCTACTTCCGTGTATTCCGTCTTTGCCTTCGGCGTAGCCGTACTTTCGATAACTTCGCTCATAATGAGACTCCTTGATTGGCGGGACTTGAAAACGGTGCCCGCCGTGAACCGTGAATTGTGATTATACCCAATCGGGTTGATTTTGTCAAATAGGAATTTTTTAGAATTCCAGCCCGTCTGGCTCAATCATCGAAAGGATTTTCAGGGCGGTTGCTGCAGGGATGCATTCCTCTCCGCAATTTGAGCAGGTAGATTCCTCCTCAATTGTCTCGCAGGATGGGCAGAGGAAGTCATCCCAGAAAACTGCATTTTCGAGTTCTTGCTTAGTCATCATTGGGAGATTCCTTTTGAACATCTATGATCCGTTGCCCTTGTCGCAGGAAAGCAATTTCCTTCTCGATTCGTTGGATATAGTGATTGTGCTCGATTGACGCGAGATGGGCTTCAAATAGCCTATGCGCGTTTCTTTCGAGGAGAGTGGCGATTTTCTCCTCTATTGTGATTTTGCGGAAGGGGTTTTTCATAGTTGGGCCTCAATGATGTCAGCGATTTCTTTGAAGGAAAGCCCTGTTTTGTCGTTTAAGCCGTCTAGTGAGGACTGCCTGTTGACCAGATGCGGCAATCCATTTAGCTTTAACGTCTGGATTCATGATTCACTCCTATCTCGACAAAACATAGAAAACAATCTCCCCGAGGATAACCCCGAGACAGATTGCGAAAAAGACTGGATGGTTCCAATCCCTCCGCGCCATGCGGACAATTGGCCAGTCACGCCACGATTGTGGCTTTTGAGCGAAAGTCATACATCCCCCAGAAGATCAAACACATAGTCCGGTTCAAGACCGAATTCTTCCCGGAGGACCTCATCCGGGTCCATGCCTTCATTGAGGACAAGTTCCCTTGCCTCGTCTATAGCATCTTGCGCCTCGTCCTTTGTCATCCTGTCCCTTCGCATGAGGACTTCGAGTAACGTTTCCTGTCTATATTCCCGTTTCATACTTTTCTCCTTTTTCCGTCCTTTGATAGGTGGACGGGCCGACCTTTTCGATATGTCCGAGAGCCAGCCCATCCTGCACCATTACATGGAGCATTCGAGCTTGACTCCCCACCGAGTAGTGCGAGATTCGGGAAATCTTCCCGACCTTCCCTGAAACTCGGAATTTTCCCGGGCCAATTTGCCGGAGGATCGTCCTATAAACCTCCCCGCGGAATGCCCTGGCCTTTTCCCCTGTTTCATTATAAGCCACGTTATTCTTCCTCCAAGGGATTAACCGGCATGTCATCTGGCGGAGGTTCTACCGCATACGCCCGGAGTGGGTCATTCTGAATCTTCTCCACCAAGGCTTCCCTTCCTTCTTCCAGCCAAACTTTCAGCGGGTCAAAGGATGGAGTTTTTTTCTCCTCTGGCCTCGCCAGCATTTCCATAACTTTCTTCTGGCTTTCCACAATCTCCTCTTTCGAGATTTCCCTCCCTATATCCTCAACTCCGTCTCGCCAGAATGTTTCTCCTCGGAGAGCCCGTCGGATTGTTTCCCGCCCGACCATGAACCTCTCCGCTTCAATCTTCACCGTAGTGGACTTTTCTACCAGAACCCTCGCCCGAATCCCATCTACATCAGCCCGCGTGAGTTTCGCGTTCCCCTTTTTATTCCTCATGATTAGGCTCCTCATCCTTAACCCATTGCCACGTTTCCCTCCTTACAATCGAAGCAATCGTTCCTATCGAAACATCAAATATCTTGCACAGTTTCGATTGCGTGTATCCTCCCCGAGCATACGCCAGCCTAATTGCCCGGACTTCTTTTTCCGTCAGCTTAGCTGTCCTGCTTAAATTCCTATTTGTTTCCATGTTGGGCCTTTCGTGGTTAATATGTCATTATGGGTGATTGTGGTGGTGTTGTCAATACGGGTAAACCCGC